TCACCATGCGCAACACCCAGAAAATCCCGCCAGTGCCTCCACCCTTGCGGGCAGTGAAAGCCCCATTGCCGCACCCGCGGTCCCGTGATGAACAACGTCCATGCAGGGCGTGGTTGCAGCGAATAATCAGGCATTCCAACACGACTATCGAATGTGAATGTACGCAGCAATTGCACCCTATGCGCTTGCTCTGCGCGTCGGAACACCATCTGTCCAGCCTTCCGCCGCTTCACAATGCCGTTTGGTAAATGCTCCAGATATCCCGTGCGCAAAATCACCGACAACGATGCCCATGGATGGTCGTGCAGTGCTCTGTCTTCGTCGCTATCCAAAAACTGATGCAGGTAGATGTTGAACCAGCGATTGCGCGGAATCACGTGCCAACGGCGTAAATATACCCCGCGTACGTTGGTGATCACGAAGTCTGGATCACGGTAGAAGGGATGAAAGAGGAGAGAAAGGAAGCGATTCATTCACCACTCCTGTCCAATACCCGCCCAGAACGCGTGCGGAATTGCAGTACGTTGTCATCCAGCAAATCCTCCGCCTTTGGTCGGGATGGGATGGGCATGAAATACTCACACCCATCCCCTCCCGCAGGACGGAACGTGGATGCCCCCTTCTGCCAATGGGTCATATAGCGTGCACACTTCTTATGACGATAGCACGCCTCATTCAAACACAGAGGATTGATCGCGGGATCAGGAGGAAGCAACACCATCACCTTCACGCCTCGGCTGTGCCAACATAGAGCGGTAGCCCTGTGTGCTCCACCACATCGGTACGCACGTGCGCGACGGCATCGTCAAACACTTGATCCGTCTGGTACATCTCATAGAACCACGTAATCTGACCCTGCTTTAAGCGGTAGCGCAAGCGCACCGCAATTTGATACAGCGTGCCATTCAGAAAGACAGGAATCGCAATCATAAACATATTCGGTACGCTGATTGCTTCACCCGCTGCGTCACGATGCTCAGACGAATAGGACAGCTTCGCTTCCCCGCTTTGCAGGTTAATCTGGTTTTGCACCTTTTCATCCGCCGTGATGCTCAGTCCCTTGGAGAGTTCCAGCAAGCGCGTGGGACTCGCAAATGACCCGTTGATCAGAGCACGGAAGTTGGAAATACGCTCAGAGAGCACCGCATCATCATGGATGTGGATCACATCCAAAATACGATCTTCCAAAAAAATGGCAAAATCGGTTTGCGTCATCCCCTTACCGTTATTTTTTGTCCATGCCGTCCATTCGTCTGACACGGGCAGGGGATAAAACGCGATATGATCACCGTAGCGCGGATCTCCCGCCGCACCACGACGGTGGTAGTTTAGCACCGCCGTTATGGACGGGGATGTGCGCACGTGGCTTGAAAACAGCGCAGAATCATCATCCTTGAAGCGGTTGACATGCGCAATGAAGGATTCCTGATCGTAAAGATTTGCCGTACCTTTCCGCCGCTCAGGGGCGGTGAGGTATTCATCACCAAAAGGTTTTGCGGATGTAAGCTGGATACCTTCAGGTACCGCCACCACTTGCGCACCATTGGCAAGGGTGATGGGAGTGGGGGTGGTCAGCTTGGAGGTGATGTCATACACCGTCTGCGCAACGTTTTGCGTGTCAGTATCAGCGATGATGGTGGATTCGATTGTCATATGGTTTTCTCCTAATAATGAATGAATGGTTAGAGTTGTTTGGTGGGTTGCATGCCCCGTGTCACATCGCGCACGCCAAACATATCCAGCTGGCGGGGGTTATGTGGCACGAGGTTATTGGCAGAATCGGCATACATGACCGAGCGTGGGCGGCTCATTTTGGGCTTGCTCACCTTCATTTCCGAACGGATGATGAAGGGTTCACCTTCTTCCGTTGAAAGCTCAATGCTGAGCTGCATCTTGCCCTTCGCCTTGCCGCCGTACGTATGGGCATGGCGGATTAAAAACTCCGCCAAATCCTGCAAATCCGTCGATAGGTCATGGTGCAGCCGCCCATCCTCCAACTGGGTGATGAACGTCGCAAAGCTGCGCGGCTGTGGCAGCACATCAGAGGAGGAAACAGTATTGCTCTGCTCCTCCAACGCTACGCCGTGGTCTTTTTCGTGGGGTTGATACATAAAATCTCCGTGGTTGGTTAGAGGGTAGTAGGTAATCGGTGGTAATGTGGATATGGCTGTTAAAATTGAACTGTCCGTCTTCGCTCATGCCATACGTGGTGGAGCGCATATCCAATGAGTACAAACGGCGAAAGCCACGCGAAACACGCATATGTGACCAGCCCGCCATTTCGCACACATACTTGAAATCCGAACTGGAAGATTGCAACCACGCCCGTGCTTGCGCTTTGAACGCCTGCGCCCCGCCGTCGTTGATGTTGCTCTGCGCATCCATCCACGCTTGGATGATCACCATGCGCCACAGACGACGAATGGCTTGTATCTCCTCGGATTCCCCATCGGGAGAACTCATCGCATCGCTTAACTCCTCGTACCAGTGTTGCAGGGACTGGATGCGTTGGCTGTCCTCGTTCATACATGGCATGCTCTCCTGATGATTCGTTTAGGGGGTGGGCGGTGTGGTGGATTCCGTGAGTTTTTCGAGCATGTTCCATGCTTTGTTGTATGTCTCTACGGTCAAACCACATTTTCTTTCCAAGAGATCAGGATAGCGTTTATGATCACCAAAGAGTTTCGAACTCAGCCAAGACGTAGTTCTTCCTGTAATTATGGCGGCTTCATCTATTTTTTTAAGTAAAGCAGGTATCGATACAGGTTGATCTTCAATTTTCTGTTTCATGCCTTACATGCTGCGGTTATTTTACCGCAAAGTCAACGGTAAAATAACCTAATGACAAAAGTTTTTTTTACGGTTATTTTACCGTTAATGAGCATTAAATATATTACAGAACAAATTAAAGAAGAACTCGCCAAGCGTGGATGGGGGTATTACGAACTCGCCCGTCAATCTGGTGTAGAATATAATAATATACGTTCATACCTTGATGGTAGAACTAATAAACCTCAATATGCTGTTGTTAATCCTATTCTTAAGACTTTAGGGCTTGATGATTTACCCCCTGTTGCACCTTATTATGGAACCGTCAATGGAGGAAACCCAAGAATACTGATTGATGCACTAGAAGAGGAACGATCCCATAGCCAAGATTCCTGCAATGTAATTAAGCATACGATGATTCGTGTGCCATATCATTTGAATGGCGGCTATGTGCTTATGGTGGTAGGCGACTCCATGAATCAGGAGATACTTGAAGGATATTTTATACTGGTTGACCCACAAGTGCCAGACGGAAGAGAATGTGACGGAGAAATCGTCATTGCTTGCTTAGACGGGTACTATACCTGCAAAATCTATAATCACACATTAAGACAGCTAGAACCACGATCCACAAATTCAGAGCATTACCCGTTAATGATGAGGGATTATTCCGAAGCCAAAATCATCGGCATTGTGCGTCAGATTTTCAAAAACAGAGGAATATGATATGGCTTTGGTGACGTGTGAAGAATGCAATCATCAAGTTTCAGATCAAGCGGTGACATGCCCGTCTTGTGGTTGCCCTTTTGAAGTGGAAGAAAAAAAAGACCGCACGGTGGCGGCATTGCTTGCTATTATTTTAGGCACGATTGGTGCGCATAAGTTTTACCTCGGTAAGCTGGGTGATGGCATCATTTTTCTTTTGCTTTGCTGGACAGGCATTCCAACCGTTCTCGGTATTATTGAAGGCATTATCTATTTAGCGCATTCACAAAAATCTTTTGAAAAAAGATATGTGGTATAACATAACAATCATAAAGAATTTAATGCGGCAAAAATAGTTATAATTTTACGGTTAAATTACCATTTTAAGATTGACATTACGGTAAAATAACCGCAACATCCTCTCTAGCAACGGGAGGATGCTGCTATGAATCACATCACCTACTACCTTGAATCATTCTGGGAATCGCTCTGGGAGAAGGAAAACGCGCTGGATGCGTCTTTAATCCTGATTGTTGCCGCCATTGTCCTGCGCGAAAGTATTTCTGTCCTTTTGGCACTGATTTAGGGGGACATGATGAGCGAACACATGACCCCGCTTCAGGAAAAATACTACCGTATGGGCGTGATGGATTTTCAGCGTATCATCGCGGGTATGCAGATTCCCCACGCGGTGAAGAAAGAAATCGTCATCCAGTGCCGCGCTGCCTTGCGCACCCCTCATGACACGCCCTCAGACGTTGAACAACGCAAACATCATGCTTTGCTGGAATCGCGCACACTCATGGACATCCATGCGGCGGAAGCAGAAAACCGCTCTGCCTCACGCGCCGTGCTGGTGGTCAATCGAGGAAAGGGGGCAGCATGACATCTCTTTTGGTTTGTCTTTTGTCTTTTCAAGGAATTTTACACAGCATCTACGCATTTCTTACTAATAGACGGCTTGATACGTTGGAACGGTTACACAAAGGCGATAATTCATGAACACTGCTATTGAACAAAGTCTTCTTCACACCCTTAATCAGATCAAAGAGCATCTGGAAGCAACACGTCGTGATAGCCGTCTGTGGACGGCTGAAGATGTTGGAGAGTATCTCGGTAAAAAATCAGCACGTTATGTCATGGAATCATTGGTGCATGTGTCTGGGTTTCCGTTGCCACGCAAACACACAACGTTGCGTGGTGGTGTGGAGCGGGAATCACACCCGCTTTGGGATCCAAACGAGATTAAAGCATGGTGGAAGCGGCAACCAAAAGTCAGTCTAGCCTCTTAGCGATTTCGCTGGCGGTTTCGTTGTAATAGGTGAGCAGCTGGCGTATATCCTTGTGCCCAACCATCCGTGCCAGTTCCAACGGTTGTAGCTTCCGTGCAAGATGCGTGATGGCATGATGACGGGTATCATGAAATGTCATCCCTTCAATTCCTGCCAATGTGAGTGCACGACGGAATATCACCCCACTGGATTCCTGATTGCACACAAGCACACGCCCTGTGGATCCAGTGCAGAGCATCACCTTTTCAAGTAGCGTGACTGCCCTGCGGGAAAGTGCCACATTCCGACGAGTGCCGTTTTTTGTGTCATGCAGGGTTACGTAGCGTTCCGTGAGATGCACGTCCTTCCATTCCAATCCCCACAACTCGCCTTGTCGCATCGCCGTTTCAATGGCAAGCAGGAAGGCAATCGCGATCTGGTGACGGTGTGTGGTGATGAGTACATCCTCTTGATAATCCAATGCCTGCAGGATGCGTGTTTTCTCATGATCAGAAATCAATCGATCACGCGGTGGTGGCTTGCGAGGCTTCCGCACATCAGTGACGGGGGAGCGATCAATCCATTTCCACTCCCGCCGTGCCGTTCCAAACACCGCAGAAATCAAATTTAATTCACGGTGAATACTGGCTGGAGCAAGAGTCGCTTTCTGTGTTTCAATCCATTGCTGAATGGCATCTGTCGTGACTTCTGAAATCGGCAAGAGTGCGATGTCAGCGCGTTGCAGTTTCTTTAGTCTCACATCTTCCCACCGCGCCCCCTTCTTTGAAGGGGTCACCTCAAGGCGGTATCGTTCAAAGGCTTCACCGAGAGTTTTATGTGATAGCAAATGCTGGTGCTTTCCCATGCGCTGTTCCTGCTCCACCGCCCATGCCTGCGCCTCCAGTTTGGTAGCGAACGTTTTTGAGGTGGCAGGATAGCCCTTGCGGCGTATCTCAGCGTAGTATTTTCCTGTGTCCAGCTTGCGGATACTTGCCATGTGTCCTTCCCATTTTATGCGTAATTCATACGCATTTTATACGCATTTTATGCCGCCTTATGCGGTGTTATGGGATAATATGGGAAAGGTGCGCACTATGCAAGTAGCTGTTTCGTCGTATAATATACATTATGCGGTGGTATGGGAAACGATGCGATTTTGCATCGTGGTGCGGGTGGAGGGACTTATATTTAATAGACAAATCAACTTATTAACTATCTTTATGCGCAAAAAATGAGTATTTTTGTTTTTTCAATAAATCAATTTTACAATTTCACCGCTTTACCATACCCGCTCCATGGGAATGTTTCAAAGATGTCAATACGATGGTTGGATGGCGGTGATGCGTTCTGCGCGTACGATTGTAGGAACATCATCTTTTCTGCGGCGCGGCGGCGGATGAGCCCTTTTTTCTTCTCTCCGCCTGCCCATACCCATTTACTGAACTCCCCCGCTGCCCTGTCGTACTCTTCACGGTTAATCAGTGTGCGCAAGGTGGAACGCTGCAACGCGCCTCCCCCAAGATTGAAGGTGAAGGATACCAGTGCGCCATACTGACCATCGCTGAGCGGTACAGAAATCAGCCGTAACACGCTGCGGGCGGCGTGTGTGATGTCCGAACGAAGCAGAAGCAACGCTTCTTCCTTGGTGATAGGGTTTGGGAAATGCGCTCTGTCCTTCACCAGATGCCCGTAACCGATAGTGTCATAATCCGCAGGGCAGCGATACACGGTCGGTGAAAACCCCTCAAAGCTCTTAATGAGGAGCACGGCTTCATCGGGAACGGGGCGCATATCACGCTTTTGCACGCCGCATCGCACGGCTGCCAAAGTAAAAACTGATGATGCTGGCGAAGATGATCTGATCTTCCTCGTTCCATAATTCTTTTGCTAACCACGGAAGCGGCGCGGACATATCCAGCATTGAAAACTGCATCACTTTGATGCTGGCATACAGGATGAAGAACGCATAAGCGATGACGGGGCGTACCGTGCCGTTGAGTGCATCCACCCATCCAATATCCGTCTTCCATGTGGAATAAAGCGCGTTGGAGGTGGCAGCATCATAGCCTGCGTCGATTTCCTCCAACCGTTCGGACGACGCAGAGGCGGCGCGTTGCATCTGCAATTCCAGTATGCGCAGTTCATGCGCTTTGTCCCGCCTGTCCTGCAGGTGCTTGGACACCTCAGGGAAAAGCGAACTGATAAAACCAAGTAACGCACCAAAAAATGTCATCATCGTGTTTTGTCCTGTTTCTGGTCAATTTTAATGCTCAAGCCTTCGATGGCACTCAGCACCTTATCAAACTGCTTATCCATGCGTCGTTCCTGCTCTCTACTGGCGGTCTGCGTCATATCAAACTTACTTTCCAGCAGTGCCACGCGCTTCTCAACGGCGGTGACATAAAGAATCACGGACACAGCAACAGTGACTGTCGTGATCAAGTGACCAATGGTGATACGTTTATCAATATGCCAGTGATTATCTTCCATCAGAAATCCCACCCTCCACGAAAGGTCATGTAGTGCAACACCAACTCCACCACCCCGCCGCTGAAATTGCTGCCTGCCCGTGTCAAAATCACGGGAGTATCGGCAAAGAACGCCCGTGGATTAATGATGCCGATATTGGTACTGTCATCCGCAATGCCGATGCTAGAACCAAACAACCCTGTTTCTCCTGTAATTCCGACAGAAAAGCTGGTTGCCCCTGTGATAGGGGTTGTTACTCGCGCATGGACCCCAAACACGATGGAACGGTCTGGTATGATCAGGCTGGTGGTGACGGTGGTGCCCGAAAGAGCAGAGGCGGTGAAAGCAAGGCGATTTTTACGCCAGAACTCACCATCGGGACGCGCTATTAATGATTCATCCAATATCATCAGGGCTTCATTCACCGTCACTTCCTTCTGTGACTGGCTTTGCTCTAAAAGCGTCATATACAAATTGCTGGTCGTGACCATGGTCTTCTCTCTTAAAGGGTTGCTATGCCCGCCGTGCCACGTCCGACAACAGCGGATAGTTGAACTATTCTAACAGAGACAGAATCCTGTGTGCTCCCAAAGTCTGCGCCTTGCTGTGCAGCATTGTAAGTGGCGGTTTGAGAGCTGGTGGGGATGATACGAACCACGGTTGCGCCGTTCATGATGTCAATTTCATAGGCTTCAAATTGCTCGGATAAAGGGGCATCCACGCCATCGCGCCACGCACCCCCGATACGGGTACGGCGTTTCCACGTGATGGTAAGATTCCCAGAACCATCGCGCACCCCACGAATATCGACAGGGGAAAAGGGGGTGAATTTGATGCCACGATAGGTGAAAGGGATTTCATCTGCGTCAGCAAGCAATGTGCCAACACTTAACGCTTTATAATAGGATTGCAGCCCGATCAGGAAAAGCGGCATGGTTTCCTTGATGACAGCGGAATCCAGCATCACAAACCGATCACCAACGGCATGACTATCCATCAGGTGTTCGGTTCCAAGCCGTCCACGCAATAATCCTGACAGGCGGTACACATTGGTGGAAACCAATGTTGCGGTGGTGAACTGGACGATTTCCTCCCCAATGACACAGGCATTCGCACCATTAAGTACCGCGAGTTCACTTTTAGAGGTAAGTGTTCCCCCAAGTACTGCGACATCCACGGTATTGACGCGATCAAACAGATTGCGTGGACCGCTACTTAAGAGCGTGAGCGTGGTTCCTGTGATTGCCTGCACATCGGTACTGGCAACAGAGGCGAAGTTGTTGCCGCCTGCTTCTCCTCCGTCATCGGAGCGGTACAAAATCGCACCGTTCCACGCCGCCCCGTTGGCTGTCATGGCAATGCGAAGCGTGCCATTGTCATCCGTATCCGTTGGCAGCGGAGGCAGGTCAAGCAATAAGGTGGTGGTGGACGCAATACCAGGGTTGGCTTGCGGTGTGGTGGGGGTATCCGCTGGGTCAGTGTAGAAATCATAGACCGCGATATTTTCACTCACGCCTTGCACGCTTTGCTGTCCTGTACGGCTCATGGTGGCAGAGGTGATGCGGATGTCATGATTCACGCCCCGCACCTGCAACGTGATGACATCACAGGGCTCCAGTTCTGCGTACGCAGGGGGAAGCATGAATTCATACAGTGTGCGTCCAAACCAACTGCTATAGAGTGCAACATCCGCAATGCTACGGGCTTGGGAGTCGCTCAGAACCACCGATGCCGTGATACTGACCTGATCGATGGCACTGCCAGTGGAACGCTGTGCAGTTTGCGTTGCCGCCTGATAATTCGCTGCTCGGCTCACATATTGCAGATCAACCCTGTTCGGTAAATCCAGTTCCTGCAGCCGCGTCATTTTCAAGGTTTCCCGCACCTCTCCTTCCGACAAGGGCACGAGGGAATCTTCATCAATTGTCGCTACAGATGATTGACCGCGTGGCATGAATTTCAATACCCCGTCTGATTCCACCATGTCGAAGAAAAACAGTGAGCGCAACAACTCAAAGTGAGAACGCACCGTACCCCGCTGGTTGATGACATACCCTTCCACCGAGTCAATCAGGCGGCTGACATCATAGTCGCTACCCGTAAATCCCACCTGTTCCAATATATTTGCGACAATCGCTCCAAGGTTGGAGATGCCAAACTTACCGTTCACCCAATGCCCTGTCTTCCAGTTTTTGCCGTCTGCCCATACCTGTAGAAGATCAGGAAAATACGGGTAAGGACGGGCATCCCATGTCCAAAGGAACATGCGCGGAACCAGATTGGCATTTCCCGTGAGCGCGTTCTTTGCCTGCCAGAATTCCAACGTTGCATTGATCGCCTGACGTTGTGCCAGAAAATCAATGCGACGTTTTGAACCACGGGGATAAAATGATTCAATGGATGTGGGATCAACAAATACGTTGGGCTGATTGGTTGCGCCGTCCACACTCGGAAAGCCATATTCCGTGAACCACACGGGCTTCATCTTGGCTGTCCACCCTGAGGGAGTGCCAACATTGCCGTTATGGTAATGCACACTGTTCCACCACCGTGCAATGTTCTTCCATGCGTAGGGTGACGTGCCATCATTCGGGGTATAGTCTGTTTTGCCCGTGCGGTTGACGGCATCAGCATAGTAATAATTCCAGCCTTCTCCCGCCTCCCAATATTGTGCGATGGTGGCTGCATCAATATCGCGCTGATCAAGGTCGGGCGTGAGTGGCATGTAATTATCAATGCCGACAAAATCAATGTTGGAGGATGTCCATAATGCGTCCAAATGGTAATATCCATTGACAGAATGGTATTCCGTCCAATCTGCCGCGTAGGTGAGCGGTATGAGCGGCATGTCCCCTTTGACCAGCCCTGCGAGTGTCACCAGATTGCTGACACCTGGGAAAGATGTGCCACTGGGATTGTAGCTGGTGATGCCCACCAACTCAGAACCAATTACGAATGCGTCAATGTTATTTTTGAGTGCCGTACCACCCACAGAAAGCTGGGCATAATGACGGATAAACGCATTGTAGCCATTGGTTTTAGTAAAAAAATTGTTGCACTCAGTGGTAGAGGTTGGAATCAACCGCCCGCGCCATGGCTTGTCATCCTCTCCTGCCATTTCATCGGTCGTGTCCACCAGCGGCATGGGGTAAAATAGCACCTTCAAGCCTCGTGCTTTGAGTTCTGAAAGCAGTTCAATGATGGAGCGATCTGTCGGTGTGCCACCATAGGTCACGGAACCATCAGGGAAGCGTTGCACTTCCTGTGCATTGGTGCGGGTGAATCCTCCCACCACCCATTCATTGGGCGTGACGCGATTATCTGCATTTTCAATTTTCGGGATGACCGTGCTACTTCCCATGTTCTTGGAAGTGATAAACCAATTGACCACCACTGCTACCCATTCAAGATTAGGAAAGGTGGATTGCAATTGATCCAGTGCCAATTTCACATTCGGCACGCCGTCAAAATTATGGACATTCACATTCGTTGCAACGTCCGTTTGAACGGGGTTTCCAAGTGCATCCAGCGTCACCGAGTATTTTTGAGAAGGCACAATGGAGTACACATATTCTCCGCTGCCTGGAATGAGGATAATATCCTTCACCAAATCTTCAACAGAAGGAACGGGACGCACGGTACGGCGCACTTCAAAGGTGAAATTAGGAATGCGGTTGCCATAATCAGACAGAGGAAAATCCTCAATCACCACATACGCCAACCCACGGTACGCAGGAACGGTCAAGGGATTGGCAGTATGATTCTTGATGATGTCGGATGCGACTTGCGTCTCGTCCCCCAGATGCACCTCGTACTTTTCTGCGGCTGATTGCAATTCATCAATGGTGAGCAGCTTGGAATCTGCCCATACGCGAATGACTTCATCAATCTTGCCTTCGCAAATGCCGATAGCAAGTGTGGCGTAGTATTCATACCGAATGGATGTCTGCGTGGTTTTACCGCCTCCACCGCCTTTGCCACCACCACCGCTGGAATGCTCTTCGCGTATCTCCACTTCCCGAATGTCGGTTGCCCAAATGACGTTGCCACCAAGGCGCATAACCCCGAACACTTGTGGGATGAATTCACCATATGCCGATGTTTGTATCTTGAGGCTATTCAGCTTTTGCCCAACATTGGGAGCAAGGCGCGTGTTTTTGCCAAACAGGGCATTGTCAATAAATGATCCCGCAAATGATCCAATCGCATAGCCAATGGCAGCGGAACCCAATCCCCCACCGATTGCAGAACCCGCTGCACCGAGTAGTAACGTAGCCATTATGCAATACTCCCCTCAGGTAACCGATACGCCGCAATGAAACGTTTACGCCACCGCTCGCCTACATCATCATCCTCACGCACCTTGCCGTACGGTTCATACGCATGAACGAAGCGGCTCACTCCGCTTACTTCCGTCACAATACCAACATGGCGGGGTGCAGTTCCAATACGAAACAACACGATGTCACCCACTTCCATCTGTGTGACGGGCATAAAAAGACGTTCCAGCGGCTCATGCAGAAACGGCGCGGTGGGTTCTCTTGCATAATCAGCACGGTCATACGCGGTGACGGGCTTTCCCTTCAATGTCACTCCTAAATCATCCAGCACGCGCACCACCAGCCCGATGCAGTCCAGACCGTAGCGGCTGCGCCCTTGATGATGGAAGGGGGTGCCAAGATATGTCCGCGCCTGCGTTGCAATCAAAGTTCCTATCATGCATCTGACTCACTGCGGGTGGTGCTGGTTTCAAAGATTTTGTCTTGCCCAGGCAAATCAGGAAATCCACGGAAATTGACCAGATTATTGAACTTGGTCAGGCAGGTGTCGCGGGTTTTGTCGCATCCTGCCACCACGGTGAAGGTATCTCCGATGGTAATGCTGTTGCCCATCGGCAGCACCAGCTCCACATCATTCACAATAAACTCCTTCACTTCCATGGATTTTCCATCATTCAATCCGCTCGTCCAGGTGAGAACGCCGCCCTTGAAGTAGGTATTGCTGGTGGTTGGGGAAGTCGTTGTGAACACGGCATTGCTGATGACGCTTGCCACGGCACTCGTGCCCGTAAGCGCAAGCAGATTGACCCCACACCGTGCATCTCCAAGCGTTGCGTCACAGGTGGGGGTGTATAACCGTCCGATATTCTGGGAGAGTTTTTGCGCTAACCCCCGCACCTCTGCGACAAATTGCCCCCGCGTCAGGCGAACCTCGCCAATCCACCCGCGTTTGACCAGCATCCCACTCATACTGAGGTCAGCATAATTGACCAGATGCACCTCCAGTTCAGCGTAGTCATACAGTCCCGCTTGAATCTCCTCCTCCGTGATTTCTGTGCTCTCTAAGATGCCGTCAATATCCATGTTATCGACTGAAAAATCATTCTTCATTTGCACCGAACTGGGTTGGAACCCGCTGCGTGCTTTGTAAAGCTGACTCTGATATGTCACATCCTCAGTGTAATCGGTGAACCCCATGATCACGCCATCACGACGGG